TTCGACTCGTAGGGGTGGCGACACGCTTCGTCGAGATCGACCCCTGCGGCAACGGGCAGTCCCGCCGTGATCAGCCCATGGGTGAGACCGCCCGCGCCACAGAACAGATCGACACAGACGACGTCGCTGGGACGACGCCGAGTACCTCGACTGCTTCTTGCTGTGCTGCGGTTCTTTGCCATGGAGTTACCTACCCTCTGCTCATCCTTCGTTCTCGATCCCTGCTTTGGCGCGGGGGTCTGTGCTTTAGTCCTAGCCATTTTGACGCCTCCGCCTCATGGCTGCCTCAGCGAGCGCCGCCACACCACCACCACCGCTAGCGGCGCTGACGGTTCTCTCTAGCGCTGATCGCTGTGCTTCCTCTGGTAGATCGCCAGCACCTAGACGCTCCCTGATGGCGCGCTCTAGTTCGTTGTCTGGCGTGAGGAGCCCTGACATGACGAGCTGCGGAAGCATAGCGAGCGATTCCGCTAAATCGTCCGTGTCTAAGCCAGTATGAACGAGGCGGGGGAGGTGACTTGGGTCTATTGGGCCGTAATTCCAACGAATCAACCTCCCTATGGTTCCCCCACCGCGGCGGTCAACGCCGCTAACAGCAGAGGCCACAATGTCACACAGATTGATAGCAGCTCGCCTGAATACACTTAAATGAACCTCACCAACTGAGCGTGAGCCTGTGTCAGTTATGCCAAGGTTGGCGAACTGAGCCAGGAAGGCTTGGCTGATTTGGTTGTCACACTCGCGGATAATATCAAGCGGCCCTTGAGCGTATAGATTAGGGGTTGCGGCGTATTGATCGAAGCTCACCACAGGGTTGTCAATGAGGTAGCTCTGCTCTGCGCTGAGGAAGGCTTGAGCCTGTGCCTCAGCGTCATCAATCATCGCGTTAATGTCTGAGTCCGTGAGCCCCTGCATCTCAGCCACGGAGCGGTCAACCTTGACGCGAGGCGTGGGGACAGCCCAACGGTCAACGCCAACACACATGAGATTACTGACCTTCTGCTTGGTACGCCACCACCACCAAACAGGCCGCAACATCCCGCTCCCCTCAAAGTTGGAGCCTGTGCGGTTGAGGGTGAGGAGGAGGAGCTTGTTGGATGGGATGGGCTCTGGAACCTTGCCCACGCCCACCACATGCTGAAGCACCCCATCAAGCTGCTGATTGTCACGGCTCAGCCAACGAAGGTGAGCGCTTGGCTCACGGTCGGCGTATTGCTCAAGCCAAACCCTAATCTTTCCCTCGCTGTCAGGCCCAACCTTGTAGACCTCCTCAGCGTAGCGATAGCCAAGCGGGACGAACTCAAGGAGGTAGCTGAGTTGCTCCTCCCATGACTGGCTCATCTGCCCAGCGTACCCATCAAGGCCCCAAGCCTCATTGGCGAAGCGGGCGAGCTCCTCACAGATAGGGTTCCCATCCATCGCGCTCTCCCATCGCCAAGTGGCGCTGAGGAGGGTTTGGCGGAGCATGTGCCAAGAGCGCCTCACCACAGGGTCAGTCCTGAGCATGTCCTCAGCTTCGCGAACCCAGTTGAGCCCTGTGAGCTGAGCGTTGCGCTCATAGCCTGTGATCATCCCGCCGCTGAGCTGCGTTCCTGTGATCCCCCTCACAGAGAAACGAGGATGCAGCGCCCTCATGTGACGTGGCGCCTCATCTGTGTCAGCTTGATAATCGAGCTTTCTCATGAGCCCTCTGATGAGCGGGGGGTTAGTCCTCCATCAGTCGTCAGGCTAGTCCATTAAGTCAGTCTTAGTGTCATTATAACATAGCCACTTGTCAAGGTTAGTCTTCGGCCACTGACCGCGAGGCTTGAGGGCGCTGAGGTCAAGCTCAGCTTGGGAGGTGCAGACCGTGAGCGTCCCCCTGTAGTGGTGAGGCTCGCCGCGCTTCACATAGCAGAGACAGGTCAAACAGTATTGATAATCCTTGAACGCCATGCTATCTCACAGTTCTTCCCTGGCGAGGGAAGCATTGGCCTTCATGGGGCTCGCGACTCCATGAAGGCCATTCTTTTAAATAGGAACTGACTTCCTATTTGTCCTCATACTTGGCCAGCTCCCAAGTGAGGTACCAAAGCGCCTTCTGTAAATCCTCACGGGCGTTGTGCTTATGACCTGCGCGGGCGATGTACTTGACGCAATTCCCCAAGGCGAAGCCAAGGCCCCAAGCCTCAATGGCGTCAATGACCTCCACGCCGCTCTCCTTGTGGTAGTGGTTGGGGTGATCCACGTTGGAGGTGGCTGGCTCATCAGCGGTGAGGTCAACACGGTCTAACATTGGGTGCTCAGTCATCCTTGGCATCCATCCTCGCCTCAAGCTTGAGGAGCTCGCGGTCAAGCTCCTCGATCCGCTTGATAATCTCGCTCTGCTCCTCCCGCTCTAAGTCAAAGCGGCGGTTCATAAACTTCCACATCATGTAGAGGAGGCCCACGGTGACAACCGCGACCAAGTTGTTGGGGTCGAGCACCTTATCAGCAAGGCCAGGGGTGAGGGTGGGATCAGCCATCAGAAGCTCCTTGAGTTGGTGGAGATGCTAGCGCGCTTGTCGCGGTTGGGTCTACGTCTTGGAGTATATGAGGAGCGGGCCACCTCGTCAGCCCAATAATGGAAGATACAATCATATCGCAGAGCATCGAGTGGATCCTCACGCCCATCCTTCTTCGGCTGCTCCTTGGTGTCCCAAGCGTAGCTCATGATTGCCTTCCTCAAGCTGTTCCCAATGGCGCGCTCACCCTTGTCCCAGACCTCTTTGGTGATGAGGTAGCGGTCGCGAGCGAAGGCGCGCTTGAGGCGTTGGACGCCGTTGAGGATGTCCACCCTCACGGGGTCGGTGGTACTCCTGAGCGGGAGGCCAAGACCGCCTTGGTCAACACCCTTCCCCATCTCGCGGAAGGCTGAGCGCCCTGTGTGGTCAGAGCGGGCCTTCCCCGCCTTGTCTGCCACGCCTGTATCAAGCCATATCCGCTGACCTGGCGCTTGAGCTTTGTGAGCGCGGGGCCAAGCCACCCTCAAGATCATCTCTGAGAGCTCCGCGATGGTGACCTCCTGCGGATTGATCTCATGGACGATCACAGACGCCTCACGCTCCTCATCATAGGCGATGATGAGGACTGAGGGCTTGCGGAAGCCCCAGTCAATGGCGATTCGCCCCGTCATCTCAGGGCGATATTTGAAGTCATCAATGACGTGGCGCTCAAGGTCGAACTCTTGATAGACAAGCCCGCTTGGTGGCTTTGGCTTGTTCATCACCATGGCCTCACGCTCATCCTCAGGGAGGAGCTTAGTGGCCTCGAACCACTCTGAGCTGAGGTTGTCTTGATTGACGTATGAGGTGAACAGCAGCGGATGAAGCCCCGCGCTCTCAGCCATTTGACACCACCAAGCGTCAGCGACAGGAAGCCCAACAAGGATGAGCGTTGGAGTGGGGCCAGACCTCAAGCGGCCGAGCGCCTTATGGGCCACCTCAGCGCCAAGCGTTTGACACTCGTCAATGAGCGCCACGCCTGAGGTGACGTTGATCCCCTCAAGGGGGTTGTGGGATGCGTCTCTTGTTCCTGGTCGATAGTAGGAGCGACAGAGGACAGAGGAGCCTGTGTGGGTGTCAGTCCATTTGTGCAGCGTGTGATTGTAAGTCCATCCGCGAGGAGCGAGCCACTTTTCAATCTCAGGCATCAACACAGAGTTATAGCGCGGCGTGGTGTCGGTGATGAGGAGGGAGGTTGTCCCTGGCCTCACCTTGGCGATGAACCACAGCGCGAAGATGAGGGAGCTCGTCTTTCCGCTACCCCAACCGCAGCGCGCCGCAATAATCTTCTGACGCCGCCTCAGCCCGCCGATGATCTCACGTTGGAGATCATTGAGGATGAGCTCTCTTGGTTCCTCCTCACTCACCGCTGACCTCCTTGAGATAAACCCTGAGCGCTGCCTCATCTATGTATAAGCGATGGGAGCGTTTGCCCTTGCGATAGCCTTTGACCACCCCCTCATCAATCATCTTCATGGCCCAATGTTGGAGACTGTATTCTGTGGCGTCCTCTGTGGAGCGCTCCCTCATGTATGTCCTCAAGCTGAGGAGCTCGTCAGGCCAGTCGAGGATAAAGAGCAGGGCGAGCCGACAATTCTCATGAAGCGGGGCCTTGCTGATGAGCGCCTCAAGGTCATGGGTCACAGACTGAGGAGGAGGAGCAGCTGAGGATGGGCGAGGGAGGCCCTTGACCTCAAAGAAGCGAGCGGGCTCCTTAAAGTCACAGACCGCCCTGTCAAAGTCGCTGAGGCTATTGAAGCGCGCTCGCCCCATTGGTGAGTCTCTCCCCACGTCACGCCCCCACACCAAGACAAGATCAAAGGGCGTGTTGAAATTAATCGCCGCCGCTTGGAAGGGGACGCGATAGAGGCCAATCACCACGAGCCACAGCGCGTCACTCCTATGAGCGATGGTCTGGAGCTTATTGAGCTGTGAGCCCATGTGGTCGAGCACGTCATCAGCGATCATCCAAGCGGTGCGCTCATCCCTCATCTTGATGTGGCGCGTCTTAATCTCGACCGCAGCCACCGCCTCACCTTCGCGGTGTTGGAGCACTAGATCACAATACTCTCCAGGGTCAGGCCATGATGGGCGTCCCGCCTCAAGCGGGTGATCGACTAGGCGATAGTTGGCCCAATCTGCGCTCTCAATGATCGAGGTGAATAAGCCTTGGAAGCGCTGATGAATACGAACCACGGCGGCCTCCATCTGGGCCTTTGTCCAGGTGGCGGTGAGCGCGGGGCGGTTGATCTCAAGCTTGGCGTATGTCATAACAAGCTCCTGCCTGTTTGAGTTGTCCTCTCTTGGCTAGTTGTGGTGGCTAGTCAAGAGAGGGCGGTTCATCGTTCTTCGTCAGTCTTGTCCTCAAGCATGTCATTTGTCTGCTCGAACATGGCCACCACCTCTTGAACGCCGTCATTGGTCTTGGTGGTGATCTCGACCTCTTTCCTGTCCCCATAGCGATCAGGGCGAAGCTTGGCCAAGAGCCACATGAGCGCCTTGGTGTCATCCTTCCGCTGGATCGCGCCACGGAGCTCCGCGAGGACGTGACCCTCAGCCATGAATTGAGCGTCCTCAACCTCCTCCGCGAACTCTGGATATTCGCTCAGCCACTTGTAAAGCGTAGGGCGGTTGAGGTGGGCGCCGATACATGCCGCCTCCTTGCTGTAGCCTTGAGCCAGGAAGGTGAGGAGCTTATGAGTTTTCTCCTCATACTTGCGGGAGTATGGGCCATGTTTAGGGGTCGCGCGCGCGCCCACGTTTGTCTTCTGTGACTTATCATCAGAGTCAACAATGAGGGCCTCACGCGCCGCCATATCCTTGAGCGCCTCAAGGTCTTGTTTAGACTTCTTCTTCTTGCTCATACCTTGCCTTCATCCTGTATCTCATTCGCTTCCACGCGCTGTGGAGGGTGTTCTGCTTCCACCCTTGCTCACGCGCCACAGCATTGATTTTACCACCCGCCATGATGGCAGCAAATGGAGCCCTGTGAGAAGGCTTAACAGAATCGAGCACATCAGCCGCGATCACGTTCATGTCAATGAGCTCGTCCCAGCGCTCAGGGCTGTCATCACTTTCAAAGCCCCACTCCTCACGGTGGTTAAACCATCCATGAATGATCCGCTTATTGTTGCGGATATGATTGAGCCCTCTCATTCGTGTGAGCTTGCGGATTGCCCCGCCCATCTCCTTCTCCATATCGAGGAGGCGGGGGCCGTTCTCCAAGAGATAGACCGTGACCTCAGAGAACACGTCCTCAGCATCATGAGGCTCTAGCCGCAGCTTAAACATAAGCATTCCGATCATCGCGGAGCGCATCTCATTGAGGCGAGCGCCAATGATCTCTTGATCTGTCAATTCATTCGTCATTCTGTTCCATTCGTTGGGGAGCTCCGCGAGGAGCTAAGCGGTCAAGGCCACTTGTTGCCACCAGGCTCCCATGTGGCGGGGCCTTGGTTGCCGATGGCGTTTGAGGTGGGCTTGCTCCCCACAAACTGCCAAGTCTCAATCACAATGTCTAGGTCTTGCTGCTTAATACCATCGCGCTCCCAGACCTTGGTCTTGATCTTTCCTGTGATGGCGAGCTTGTCACCCTTCTTGGCGTGAGCAAGGAGGGCCTCCCCTGTCTTGCCAAAGGCCACACAGTCAAACCATTGGGTCTGCTTCTCGCCGCCCTTCTTCCTGTGCTCGACCGCGAGGGAGAAGCTGGCGATGTTACGCTCAGAGCCACGAGCTTGAGGGTCGCGCCCAAGGTTGCCAATCAAGATGACATGATTCATGGTGTCCTCCATTAGATTAGTGAGGACGGCGCCGCAACACTCACACGGCGCCGCCCTCGATGTCCGACCCTATAACACATCAACGAGGTGACAATAGATGATAAGTGACCAGATAGCAATAGATGGAGGGAGCGTGAAGCTCCTCGCGGTGATGGGCTCGCCCCTCAGCGTGGTGAACAGCGCGCGCGTCTCAATGGGGCGTATGAGTGATGAGCTGAGTGAGGATGATTGGCGGTTGATAAATTACCTTTGGAAGCACAAGCATACCTCACCATTCCGCCACATGCAGTTCCAATTTCACATCAAGGCCCCTGTCTTTGTGCTGCGTCAATGGATGAAGCATCAAGTGGGCTGCGCTTGGAATGAGATCAGCGGGCGCTATGTCCAGTTTGATCATGAGGCGTGGGAGCCAAGTGAGTGGAGGCAGGGCTCAGCGAGCATCAAGCAAGGGTCAGCGGGGCCGCTTGAGGATGACGCCGCGCTCAGCGCTCAGCTCATCTATCAGCGAGCGATTGAGCAAGCCTTCAAGAGCTATGAGGAGCTCCTCAGTATTGGCGTGGCTAAAGAGCAAGCTCGAACGGTGCTCCCCTTGTCGCTGATGAGTGAGTGTTATTGGAGCTGTTCACTCCACGCGCTCATCCACTTTTTGAGCTTGAGGTTGGATGGTCACGCCCAGGCTGAGATTCGGAACTATGCCAGCGCTATCCGTGACTCAGTTTGGAACATTGAGGGGATGAGCCGCCTGTTAGCTCTGACGCTCTAGCCCCACCCATCATCAACGCCAGCGCGCCTATCATGGCCTATCATCTGCACAGGCCGCCCAAAGATCGCGCCAAGCCTCGACCTCACCGCGCTGTTGTTGTCGCAGAGGTCTTTAATGATCGTCTTGGGAGCGAGGTTGGAGGTTGCAACCACGCTGAGCGTCTTGGCTGCCCATCGGTCATAGATCGCGCCAATCATCTCTCTCGTCTGTGACCTGTACCACTCAGACCACCGCCCGCCACCACCAAGGCCGCCGAGCTCGTCAAGGCATAGTAGGTCAATATTCTCAAGCATCTCATGGAGGTTGATGCTGTTAGCCTTCCAACTGGCGCGGATATCAGCAAAGAGCCCCTCATGGGTGAGGAACAGGGCGCGCTTGCCCTCAAAGACCGCATGTTTGGCGAGGATATGAAGGATCGTGCTCTTGCCGTTGCCAGGCTTGCCCCACAGCATGACGGCGGGCTTGTCGATGGGGTCGGTGTTGCCGTGAATCCAATTGAGCACAGCGCCCACCCTGTCCCGCTGCTCTTGGCTGTCCCACTCATAGCCGTTCAAGGTGTGCTGATGAGCGAGGAAGGGGAGGCGGGCCTCCTCCAAGCGCTTGAGCCTTGAGCGGAGCGGGGTACAGGTTGGGCAGCGGCGAGCGATGGGCGCCGTGGGTGGTGGTGGCTTCTCATAGACAATCCCCTCAAAGCACTCACCGCAATAAGGGAGCGGCGTTGTGCTGAGGCAGCCTGAGGAGC